CGCTCCAATGTACCTTCCAGCCATAAATACAACGTCCCTAAAGAGTCGCCCACTAAATGCGATTATCTCTCTAATAACTGCAGCACCTCTGTTACGTCCAAGAAATGCGAACAGCAGCAAAGGACCACCAACAAGTGCAGCATCAAGAAAGGATACGCTCTCAAATCCTATAGATGCAAAAATGAGACCAGCAGCCACAGCTAGAGCAGGGCTTGCCATAGCAGCAATGGCCCTTCCAAGTATTGTGGGCGAGGGAAATATGCTATTAAAATAACCCATCACACTTTTCTTGCTTCTTGTCCCATCATTCTTCTTCTTTCCAAATATCAGTTCACCTATGGTCTTGAAGCCTTTCTTTGCAAATATTGCATATGCTAACCCCATAGCCATGATTGCTTGAACAACGGTATTCTTAGCATACAACGCGATAACACCTAATTTATGTGGTATAGATAAGAGTAAAGTTGTTACGGTTGCAACATGCGATGAAATCATACCAAAAATATCATCAAATAAACCAGTGATTGGTGATAGTCCATCTAGAAAGCCAACTAGGAACTTAGGTGCTATCAACAGAACAGCATCAAAAGCTCTCAACATACTTTCAGCAATACGTGCTCCCATAACGGCCATTGAAGCACCAAGGAAATTAGCCATAGCAGGACCAATAGCTGACATTGACTCGCCTATGGCGTATACGAATGTCGAAGAAAAGTAAGCAGCAGCTGCAAACTTAAGCTTAGCTCCTCCAAATACAAACATGATAGCAGCCAGTAGAGATGCACCAAGATTAGTTGCTAATCTCTTTAACACATCACCCCATTCTATATCAGCGAAGCTATCTACTACGACCTGAAAAATATCAGTGCCTTGTGATAAGGAGTCTCTTGTATACTTAAATATCTTACTAAAAGACTCTAAAACTCTTTTACCGAAATTCTCTATCTTTGGAATTACGCTATCTAGATCTCTCGTACTATCTAATATTCCTTCCATAGTATCTGGCCAGTATGAATGACCTACAACCTTATCCCAGATATTCCAAAAGACTTCCTTTACGGCATCACCAAAACGGGTGACTACAGACAGCACTCTACCTAATGTTGCTTTAGCGATCTCCTCAATCTTAGCTAATGTAAGAAAAAAAGCCTTAAATGCCTTCTCAAAACTATTATCATCTAGGCTTGGGAAAATCTCTATAACTAGTTGGCTAGTGAAACCCTTAACGAAATTAGCTAAACTCTTGGTGATACTGAACAGCCCTTTAACAAAATTAGAAGCCAGATCAAGCTCATTTATATCTTTAAAGAGACTGCTAAAATCTAAAGTGCCAGTAAATAATGCAGATACTGCATACTTCAATCCTTTGAAAATAAGTACTATACCATTTACAAAAGCCTCAGCAGTTGCTCTACCTGTCTGTTCATTAAAAGTGTTACCGAATGCATCTAGAAGTGCTCTACTTATTGGTGCTATTATAGCATTTAGCCTTATTTGTATCTTTGTAAGATTTGGAGCTATGATATCACTAAAAATCCTGGAAAGTACTTTAGCAATATTTTTAAAGTAGAGTACGATTCGATCAAGCCTTACATCATGTATTCTTATTAACTTATTTTCAACTAAACCTACACTAATTAATACATTACGCATAGAGCGTAATACACCTTTTAATGGTCTAGTGATTTTCTCCTCATAGATAAATTGCTTATCGTCTAGCTTCATCGACGATCTTAACTTATTAAGCGAAAGTAAATTCTCTCTAAACTCTACTAAACTGTCTGATTTAAAAAGTCTTACCCAGGTGTTCTCTAATCGCGTATCTTTTAGTGTGGTAAAGAAGTTTAAGAAACCAAATATTTCCTCTGCTCTCCTAACTATAGGCATCATAGCATCAAACATACTCTTATTGATGTCAGCGTAGAGGCTCACTACTGCTCGCTTTACTTCTGAAGTATAATCTATTACAGGTGCAACCAGCGAAGGCATTAGGGATAAAAGATTCTTTATTGTTATAGCTATTGCACTAAACATCGGTGGTACTATGCTAACCAGATCAATGAGCTTCTCTTTCAATCTGCTCGAACTTTTTGTTGCATTATCTACATCTTCTTCTGGAAGAATATTACTGGTCACAGCATTTAGATTAAATTTACCTATGAAACCATTAAAAGAGTCAATGTAACCTTTAATCTTCTTCAACTCCTTTCTCTTTTCAAGAAAATCAAATGGAGAGATTTCCAAGTTAAGCATTGCCTTTACTGTCAAATCGAATGCACTAAAAGCCTCCAGTTCCATGAAAAAGTTACGGATTTCTTGAGTCACAATATACAAACGACTGGTTAGCTTAAAACTCAAACCATCAAGATTATTTGTGAATCTTATGATATTCTCGGAGGTTCTTTGTGAGATACCGTAATGACTATTTATGTCACCAAAAAAGTATGCGAAAGCATTCTTCATCTGAGACAATGCTGCTGACACAGCTATTGCAGATCTATTAAAGTCTTTTTCAGTACCATCAGCCATTGCTTCAAACATTCTGACTATTTCCATACCTGCAAGATTACCACCTTCAGCATACTTCATAAGACCGCCCACACCCATCTTGTAGTGCTCTTGCATCTTGAAGCTCATGTAATCCAACTGCTCGAATACTGATCTAAGCTCTTGCCCTCTCAACTCAGAAGTAAGACCCTGTCCCAACTGCACTAAACCTGCCTTTTTGGACTCAACTGAACCACTAGACATAGCTGTCTGTTTCTGAATAGTCTTAGTGATATCCATTATTCGTTTTTGCGAAAGTCCGTATCTTTCAAGACCCTTAGTGAGCCCTGCGTAAGATGCAGTTGTAGAAGCCAGATCAGACCTTGTCTCTCTGGATAACTTGTATAGCTTATTCTGTGTACGAATCAGATCATCATAACCCTCAGTAACTAATCTCAATTTGTTCTGTATACTAGTGAGATCATCCGCCATCTTAGTTAGTGCTGTAGTTCCCTTAATAGCTAAGAAAGCACCACCAAGAAGACTCGCTGTTCTTACTACCTTATTTAAGATGCCTGCAGTAGTTTTGCCAGATTGTGAAGTCTTATCCAGAGCTGTCTTTCCCTCTGAACCCATTGATTTCAGAGAGGTTCCAGTCTTTTTAGCCTCTCTGTTTATATCTTTTATACCCGCAGTCCCTGATCCAACACCATTAAGCGCTGTTTTTGTTGATATTGAGCCATTTTTTATTTTAGAAAGCGCTTTCTCAATTCCAGAGAGTTGCTTCTCTGTGACTGCTGCTCCTTTTGTTTCAAAATCTATTGCTACACCTGCCATAATACTTCTCCTTCAAAATAAAGCCCACCTGGGTAGGTGGGCATGTGACGGTCATTAGTTAGACCTTACGATTGTTCCACGAGACTTCAAGCCTTCTTGTGCTAACACCGTCTTTTCAATAAAATATTTTGGAGCTTGTTGAGAAGAGCCCTTATTTAAAAACTCAATATGGTCAACATTATTTATAATAGTATCTTTATCTCTTATCCAACCTTCACGCGCCTCTCCAGTATCAACCGGTGTATTAGCCTTAAGGTCAGTTATAGTCTTAGCAAAGATATCATCTTTTATTTTCTTACTAGCATTTTCAAACTCTTTTCTTATGTCGCCTTTAATTCTTATCATAAGTCAAGCTTATCTCCTCCAGTAGCTGTTAACATGTTCTGAAATAAGACAGAGTGCTTAAGCGACATTACGTCAGTTTGTCCAGGCTCAAGATTTGAATTGCTGCCTTCATAGATTGCTTTTAAAGATGCAAACAACCTAGCTGGCTTCTCTTTGACACCTTGCGCTTGAAGTAGCTTACTAGCCCTATCATCTGCTCTCCATTCATAAGGTCTTCTGTCAAGATAGTTATACCAACCTAAGAGTTCTTCATACGGCATCTCAACAAGTTTATATACAGGTGTATGGAGAAAGAGAGCTATCTCATATATAGACATCTCTTCGTCTGTCAATATTACTTTCCCGTATCTGCGCCCACACCTGAGAATTTCATAATATCGTTGGCGATATTAGACAATTCGTCCATAGGGAACTCTTGAAAATCCTCATCAGTCAACTCAGATGCACCTTCAACGGCTGCACGGATGACTGTGCGGATAATCTCAAGACCTGCCATATCATCGACGTCGTCAGGAGAGATACCCAGCTCTGCAGCTTCCTCAGCGGCTTTAATAGCAGCCTTGGCATCCTTATCTACTCGCTTTGCAAGTGCTTGAACCTCAGTGACATTGGCTACGGAAAGCTTGGATATCACAATATCCTCACCCATGAATTTTACTTTCTTGGTGATACGCTTACCTACGAGACTTTTAATTCCAGACATGTTAAATTCCTTTGATTTGAATGGTGGCATTACTGCCCTCTTTATTAGTATTTGCTGCTTGAAAGTCATCTATTTGCTTTCTCATTTGATGTAGGCACGAAAGAGTCATAAAGATCTCTTCACCTTTTGCTTGATCTCCTTGAAACTCTGGGAGTCTCTCAAAGGTCTTTCTAATACTCACATCAATACTCTTTCTCATATGCTTTGCAGTTATATGCAAAACGTAACCCATGCTAAACGGTTTAATCTCTTGTTCCATAATGGACCTTATTTAATAGGCCACTCCGTTTAAAGAGTGGCCTATGTTATTAGATAGTGTAAGCCCCGTAAAAAGAAGACTGAATTGTGATAGTGATAGTTGCAGTGTTAGCGTCAGTTAGTTGAGGATTAACCTGAAGAGCTTCAAGTTTACCAACCCAGTACCACTGGCTGTTTTGAACAGTACCAATACCAAGCGCATCAGAGGCAAAAGCAGTGGCTCCAGCACCAGTAGGTTTAGCATTCAACAATGCAAATCGGAATACATGCTGCTTACCGTCACCGACCATACTACCGAGGATATTAGTGGCTTCTTTAGCCCAGTCAGATGCAACAAAGTTAAGGGTAATTTCCATAGAAGGTGCATCTGCCTGTCCCTGAATCTGCTGAGAGGTTGCAGAGCCATAGACTGGTACGTTAACAACGTTAGGCGGAGTACCCATTGCAGGGAACTCACGGACGTTCTTAATGCGAACAAAAGTACCAGCTGCTTTAGTACCACCTACAGTTTCAATTTCTGTTTCAAAAAGTGCTTGAAATTCAACATCAGTGTCCAAGGTATTAAAATTGGGAGGTGTAGCAGGTGTAGCAACAGCGAGGTCAGAATACATACCTGCGCCGATAGAA